TTCCCGCAAGCATTGCATTTCTAAATACTGGATTCTGGACCAACATTTTTTGCCATACTTGTGTCCATGTTCCTATTTGTGCTCCAAGAGCATCTTGAATTGCAAGTAATGCTCTTAACATTCGTTGCCATGCAGGTTCTTCATATTGTGTTTGCACTTCTCTTAATGCAGTGAAAAATCCCTTTACAAGACCACGTTTTTGATATTGTTCAAGAGATCCAACATATTGATTCATTTTAGACATTGTATGTAACTGACCCTGTTCAACATTTTTGGCCATTGTTCTTGCTAAAGTAAGTTGCTCATCTATACGAGATAATAATTTATCTACAGGCATTACAACTTCTGCAGCATGTAGTTTTGCTAAACCAGCTTTTTCAACAACCCCACCTTTGGCCATATGTGGTACTTTAACACTTCTTACTTGCTTACTTAATGAGTCTGTATCTTTTTTAGATTTCTTACCAAACTTTAAATCTCCAATAACATCCTTTAGTTTTTGACCTACAGAACTTAAAGTGTTACCAATATTTTCTTTCATTCTTGCGGATGCAGATTTCCAAACATCTGTTTCCATAAATTTAGAAATAAAATATCCATATATAGGAGTTGATTTTGATAAAGCCATTGCAACTATATTTTGTTTATTATAATTAATATCTTGACTAATAGCTCTTCCATATTGAGATATAACGTCTTTACTAGATTTGGCTACATCGACTGATACTTTTCCAAACCCTTTTCCAATATCTCCAACAGTAGTACTTAATTTTTGAAGAACATTGGTCATAGAGTTTTGTACTGAACTTATAGCTTCAGCATTCCCTATATTTTTACTCATCTCACCCAATTGCTGATCAACTTTCTTTTGCATATTAGAAATCGTAAGATTTACATTACTTATTTCAGATATGCGTTCGTTACTATTATCAGCTTTCTGAGTTATACTACCCGGAGTTTTTGTTGGTTCGTCAGCCATTTATATTCCTCTTATGATACAATTTTAAATATCTTTTTGATAGATGAATTTTGTGCATCCATCTCTGCTAATACACACGCGACCTCTGATAAAGAAATTAATTCTTGTAACGGAGTTGTGTATAAATTCTTTTTACCAAACGATTGTAAATATGCTTGATTTAATGATGTGAAAACCATTGCGTAATTTCTTGCATTTTTCATTAATGATGGCATATGAACAATAAATAATTTTAAAGCAACAACAATATTTGTTAATCGTTGATTGAAATCTTGTTCATCTAATTTTGTATCATTTGAAAACAATGATTGTAGTTTTCTAAAGTAATTACCTAGTTCTTTATTTGCATATGAAGGGCCACGTTTTTCAAATATTGCTATATACTTAATAAGTTCTCCTATTTTTTTAGAAGACACTTTATCAATTTTAAAATAATCGCTTATAAAATTAGAATAATACAATACTAAATTTTTATAAAAAACTTGAGTAAATTTTGATAAATTTCTACCTGCTGCTAAATGCATACATTCATGCATTGTTGTAGAAACAAGTTCGTTATTTGCTGCAGTTCCAAATACAGAAACTGAATTTTCAATTAATACAATTACTCTTTTTTCATGCACATGATAAAATCCTAAAATATATTTTTCTGGTCCTGCTGTTAATTTAGATTTGATAAAAGAAAATATGTTCTTTGATTTATAACAGGGAAGAACAAGTTTTTTATTAACTAGCATTTCCATCTCTTTTACAACATGCTTTCCTTTTGATGATTTATCAAATGCTTTAATAAATCTGTGTTTTAATATATCTGATGAATAAAATTTAGTTCCATCAATAGTTGTCTCAAGAGAAAGCGATATAGGTGCACCCATTAATTCTTGAATTTCCATAATTACCCCTTAAAAAATGTTAATGTATCAACAAATCCTGTTTTTTCATTATAGTTATTTTTAACATGTTTCATAATATCTGGATTATTAAATCCTACATGAATATCATCTGTATTCATACCCATAATATTTTCCATTTCACTTGACAAATCTCCGAATCTTTTTGAATTAAGCATAACAGGAGGATCGTATTTTCTAACATACATACAAACAGCAGCAGATAAAGCAATATCATCATGACACCCCGAATCTGCTTCCACTTTACCAGAACTTTTTGATACCAAACCTGTAAGCTCCAATGCAAGACGTTCTGATTTTACAGATTCTGGATATTGAGTCATATATGAATATAAAGCATCGATCATCAATGGTCTTGTTTTTGCATTGGTTGATAGACCTGGTATATATGTGTTCTGACCGCGCTTTTCTTTATAAAGCATATGAGAGTATTCACTTACATTTAAATGCTCAACAACTTGATTTCCGTAGGAATTAGATTCAACTACAATGGTTCCGGGATACTCAGTTGCAGCTACTTTTACGACTTTAACAAAATCAAGAACTTTACATTTACCTTGGTATTCCCAAACTTCTTCAAGAGTTTCATAATCCCATACTGTGATTGCTGATTTATCCATACCGTGTTCAGGAGCTGTATCGACTCCAACTAGATAATGTTTACCTGGAACAGAATTTTGAAATTTCCATACTTCTCCATTAAATATTTTAATTTTTTCAATCGGTTCACATGCTGCATTTTGCATTGCTTCAACAGTATTAGCTTCAAAGAATGATCCTTCTGTTGGTAGAAATTTTAGTTCTAATTCTTGTGCAATTTTACGTTGATCATTATCAAATAGCTTACATTGAATATCATACCAATCAGGATCTTCTGCTAATTCAGGAATCATCTTCCAATGAATTACAAATGGTTCAAAAATATCATCGTTGGCAATAGCTTTCATATATCTTTCAAAATACCATTGACCAATTCCAACTGTTTTATTTGGAGTTGAAAGCACAATCGTGCCGTAAGGAATCCTTGCTTTTCGAGCTTGCATTTGGTTTGTAGAAAGTGCCGGCACCATTGAGGTCCAAGCTGTATTGATATAATTAACAAAAGCTGCCTCATCAATAACTAAAAATGTAATCGCTTTACCACGAAGAGTTTTATCAGGTGCATTTGGATTAACAGGAGATGCATAAACTTTACTTCCATTTGTTAAAATAAATGAACGCTCAGTTCTTTTTGCAAAACCACGTCCAAGAAGTCCTCCGGGTGGTTTCATCCAATCAGGAAGTTTTTCAACCATACCACGAATAACTCGAGCAAAGTCTGTAGCTTCAGCTCCGTCTTTTGATATAATACCAATAACAACATTGTCATAAAATGTAGTTAACCATGTTGCATATGCCTGGACAACAGTTGAAATTCCAATTTGTCTACTTTTTAATACCAATACATATTTTTTAAGATTAATAAGATCAATTAATTCCGTTTGTTTTGCATAAGGTTTGAATAATACATCTTTACCTGGAAGTTCTAAATAAACGTAATTCACACAAAAATAATTAAAACTTGCTCTACATTTTAAAAACTCAGCTATATATTGATTAGCTAAATTTTTTAACTGCATTGGTTTTCTTATTTTCGCCATATTATTTATCCTTTAAATACAAATTTTATTTGCTAATTTCACTGATGAACATTCATTTTTATGTCCATATTTATAGTGACATTTTTTACAAACAGATAAAGCTAAATCTGGGTCAAGTGCAAAAAATGGTTCTAATTTTTGTGGTCTTTCATGATGAACATGCTCAGCTAACCCTCCACAATATTGACATTCATAATTATCTCGTTTTAAAACATAATCCCTAAATGTTTTATATTCTGATGATGTATATGATTTTATATTTTCTGATATAGGATCATTTCTTAAATTATAAAGAGGACATTCATTTTTACATTTTTCTGAGCAATAAAAATAACACCCACCATTACCATGTTCAATTTGTCTTATTCTTTCATATATTTGACTATACGTTGGAGTAAACCAACCACCTTGTTCTTTTGAATTTGAACAATTATGGTTTTTACAATGCACTTGAATTTCTTTTTTATTTAATTTATATCTCATTTCTTCAATTTTTGAAAAAATTAAATGTTTATCATTGATTAATTCGATAGTAATTCTTCTACTATTATATATAAATAAATTATATTTTTTACCTTTGGCATTTTTATTGTTTTTTAAAGATATTCTTAAATTATTTTTATGAGTATCTGATAAGATTTTTCCTTTATTTGATTTACTTATATTTTGTTTATGGGTTTTTGTTAATTCTTTTTCATACCAATAATTTTTTGATCCCAGATGAGATTCTTTCATTTTTTTTAATGTATTTTCAGAATATATATTATTTTTTCCTTTATTCCAAGGTGTATGATCAGATAATTTTTTACTAATCTTTCTTCTGACGCATGGACAAGATTGATAAGTTTTACTACAACACCACTTCCCGTTTTTAAATTGATGTATTGCTTCTTGCCCACATCCATATTCACATAATTGCTTCGCCATACTATTCCCCTTATAATTTTGTTCTAACTTTAGGTTATTGACCTATTAGTTCTCATTAGAAATAAATTAGCAGATGATTGCCAATCTGTTTCTTTAACAAAATTTATTTGGCTTGCTCTTAATATATACAATCCTGTAAAATCTCGAGTAGCTCCAATTTTTGTATCTATTTTAACAGCTTCACCAACATTCATTAGATTTAATATTTTCATACTTTGTTGTACGTTAACTGAAAGTTCTGTAATTGCACAAATATTTCTTGATAATTTTGCATTAATAAAAGATTTAGTTAACTCATAACCAGTATGATCTTTATGTAAAGATACTCTTGTCTCAGATGATAATGCTTTATTGTCATAAAATATTTTATCACCTTTTGAAATTAATCCATATTCTTGTGCAAATGATTCAAGTTCAATATCAATAGGAGCAAATAATCTATCTTTTGGTTTTACAACATATGTCATATGTGGAGCTAAATATGCAAATGCTGAGTTTCCTTTATATTTAGTATGCATATTTTCAGTTGTATAAAATCGTTTTCCATCATTACAAGATTCTATTGTTTTTGTATTGTCTATATCAGTAGGCAATTGATATATTATAAATTGATCCGATTTTTTCATTTTTTTTGTTAAATTTTTAATATTAACTATATTATCATGACTACAATATATTGCTGCCATTCCATCATATATTCCAAATGTTCTATTTACATATCTTAAATTTTTATATAATGTACTTGGTGGAATAAGCACTTGATCTATCACTTCAGGATTTTGCCCTTGTGATTCATAATTTAATGTTGCCCCAGCAGAAGATATCATTTCAGATATAACAGTCGATATTTTTTTACCTTGATGAACAGAGTTTACAAATGTGTTCATTGTAGTATATGCATCTCTTGCTACACATGTGAATGTAATTATACTTCTATCTTTTTGCATATTAGCTGGAGATTGACTATTTATTGGAGATATTTCTATTGGCATATCTGATGATAAATACATGAGTTCAAAACTAATTTCTTCCATAACAATTGATGGAGATGTTGCAAACAACCGACTCTTTAACTTCAAAGGTTTTTGACCATATATTTCATCTAAAATAATATCCGTTGGATCTAAAAATAACTGTAATAAAAATGTTTGATATGGCAAATCAATTGAAGTTAAAATTGTAAGCGAATGCAAATCTAGCGTAAGATCTATTTTTCCAATTTTTAGTTCAAACTCATATGTTCTATTAGGACTCCAATATCGACTATTATCTTGTGCCATTCTACTATCCTCTTTTTCATGGTATTTTTATTTTGTTCCAAAAAAAACCGAACGAAAAAAAATGGGGAGCTTTTACCCCCCATAATTTTTGACATTTTAAGATGACTCAAGATCTTCTAATACTTTATACATTCTCGCTGGAATTACAAGAACGCTTTCTGCTGCATTTTCAAGAAGGCGTTTGCTATTCAAATTCGGTTCAAGACTACTGTATCTTGCAATTGCTAAGAATACTTGCCATGCCGATGGAAGTGCCGGGGGACCATCTGTTTCTGGTTGAGGATTTAATTCAGCCAATATCGATGATATTTTTTCTTTTCGATTTTTACCAATGCCTTCAATTATATCAAGTACAGATAACATTTCATCTTCATTCAATCTGCTGTTAAAACTTGATGTAATCATATCAGTAATATTGTCATGGAAAACTTGTATATAAGATCCAACTGCTGATGATAATTGGGTTGTTGAACTTTCAACATGAACTTGTCTCATCTCACCCAACGAAAAGCCAAATATAGTTCTCCCAATTTGACTCCCCACATTATCAATTGAAATACCAAACCCTAATGATGCTGCTCTTGTTCCATTGTAACTATTGTTTACAATCATAACAGGAAGTACATCGCCAACTTGAGGTATACTGTGACTACTTTGAAGAATTATTTCATTTCTCATTCTACAAAAAGAGTTCCAAAGAATTGTATTTTCTTCGAGTATCGGCATTCCAATACTTTGTATTGCAGTTCTTATTCTCTGATTGATAGTGTCATTTCCTATAAATTTATAAAACTCGGAAACATAACCTGCATATTTATATTCTTCTTCTTCAGGACCTTTTGTAAATATCCCGATTAATGGTGTGTCCATTCCATCAGTAGGATGACTATTATGAAGAATATGATCAGATAATGATTTTAATTCACGATAAACAACTTCACCATATCTATCTTCATATTTAAATAATCCTTTATAAGAATTTGCTACGTCCAAACCCATTACCTCTGCTCTTACACTAAATGGGGTTCGCATTTTTTAATATCTCCTTTCGGTATTATATCATTCCCAGATATAATATCATTTATCTGTTCTATCAATTTCATTTTCATTGTTTCTTGGAACATATCCATTGAACCTTTAAACACATGTGCTACAAGCATTCCTGCTATTTGTTCTACTGCTTGATCGGTTGATACAGGTCCTGATATACCTGAATATCGATTTTTTAAAATATTAAAATTGTGTTTATGATTCAGTGATAAAACCATATTAGCTTCATATAATTTGCTTGACATCCCGCCTTTGCTAGTTAAAACTGTACCTTTATTCATATTATTTAACTTCCTTTTATATTAAGTTCATTATATAATTTTGAAAGTAATAAGTTTCGCCCATCATTTGTATTTTCATAATCATCATTAAATATACTTATAATATTATCTGGTAATGCTTTTATAAGATATTTATAATTTATTTTATTAGGAAATAAAACTTTTTGTCTAAATGGCTTTTTCAAAAAATAGGTTCTTATATGACCAGCTTTTTTCCCGGTTAACATCATCACAATACATCCATAATCACGAAAGGTGAAATGTTTTTTATATTTTATAATTTGAAAACGTCCAGCAACTATTCCACATTGGTTTCTTGCATAAACAGGAGTTATTTTATCATGGAAATGAAATCTTTTTTTATCTTTATTTGTAAGAAACCAAGATTCCCAACCAGAAGGTACTTTTTTAATAACACCACAACCAAATTTAATAATATCACCCTTTCTAAATTTCATTGCTACAGTGTCATCTAAATATCGTTTTTCTCGACGACATAAGTAATGTTCCCCATGAAGGTCTCTATACCGATAAGGGAGTTGATAAGGGTGTTTAAATACTAATGTATGTTTTTCCCATGGAAACATTTTACACCCTCTGAATAAATGATCGTAGGTATAGTTCTCTTCCATCAAATTTAAATGACGAATGTTGTAGACCAACTTTAAAACGTTTTTCAAGTTCCCATAACATTGTCATTCGTTCTTTTGTCCATATTGATGCATGAGGGCATGATGGTTCATTTAATAACTCTGTTGTTAAGGTTATATTATGAGCATGAAAATCAAAATTTGGATCTTTCATAAAACTATGTTCATTGACCAGCATATTAGCCAATATTTTATAATTCGGAACAATAACATCAACATACCCACCTTGTTTTAATACAGTCGATACAAGATATATAAAATATTCAACCTGAGTAAATGGCACATGCTCAAGAAAACGATATATTACAACTCGGTCAAATACAATGGAAGTCAGTTCCATAAATTTAAATACATCCATATTTAAATTTTTAGTTACATTGCATCTATCAGGATCAGTTTCCCAACAACGAATATCATTTTCAATATTTCCTGCATCTTCATGTGAAAAATATGATGTATCTACATTAAGAACATATTTAGAATTGAACATTTCATAATCTTTTGTGTTAAATTCAAGCGGTTCAAATTTTCCTGCTGCTAAATTTAGTATAAGCATTTTTACCTCACATTTTCGTAAACTATTGATTTTGTAAACGGTTCGATATAAAACTTGAAATACTTTTCTCGATCTACATCATCTGTATCCATGATTTTTAATGTTGATTGAGATACTTCTAATTCTCCATATCCAAGTAAGAATATATTGAATTTTCCATTTTTGACTGGGATTCCAAACAACTCAGGATTTTCTGTTTTAAAAAAATCCTCCTTGAGTTTTTGTAGTCGAGTGAATAAAGCATTTTTATTAACATCAAGCATCAAGCATAATTTTTTATAAATCTCATCCATTGCTTTATAATGAAAAGAAACACCTTTTACTTTTATTTCATTATTACTATCAACTGCAATATAAGATTTCCTATCAATTGAACAAACAAATGTTCTTAACACTTGTCTTAACTCCAATGGAACATGACCAATATTTGTTACATGCAGTTGTCGTATTAAAAGTAATCCATCATACTGACGTATTACAATCTCATTATCTTTAATATTATTTATATTAATATAGTCATTGATAATTGATTCAGTCGTGTTTCTTAAGAGAGATGTTATTCTTGGATTATCTCGCATCATTTGACCTATCATGATATTTCTTCCAAGTTTATCTTCAGGGTCAATATGTGAAAGATCATATCCTTTGTTTTTTAAAATTGTATAGTGACAGGCTTCAATATCATAAATTAAAACATCTTTCATAACGAATGGTAAATTTGGGTTTAGTTGCATTTTGGGTGGGGTCAGACTATTACATCTGACCCCAATTCCCTTAAATCAACGTATCAATAATAACATTGTCTATTTGAAGATGATGATTAATATCTTCAATTGTTGCCTGTCGTTCAAGTAACCAGTTGACTGCATCATTATTCAACACAAGTCCCTCAGCTTTTGAGCTTTGTTTATATCGTAACTGTAAGGCTTCAATATCTACTGCTTCACTGAGTTTGTGTCGAGTGTCAGCTGAGTCTTTTGTAATAATTGAAATACTTGTATCCTTTTTCTTGGCCCGAACAATGCCATAAGGGATCAAAACATCATCAATATCATTACAAAATACAGAAATTAACCCTGTACGGACACCATAGCTTTTTACAAAAATACCATTACCAAGATCATAAACAATTCTGAATCCATTATTATAAACCTGCATATCCATTGCAGGTTTATTCAACACTGGAAGTAAATGAGCATCATTAAAAACAACTATCCGTTTTTTTTCATTTCCCTCTTCTGTGTCATACGGAACCGTTATAAGTAATTGTTCTTTTGGGTCAACGTTAGTAATTGCCATGGTTGGTTTTCTGATATTCGGAAAGTTTTCAACATGTGTTGTAAACCAATCTGATAAATTTGAAATTTCAATTAATGATGGATCTATAATAGGTTCTTCTGTTTGCACGGTTTCAAGGACCTTCGAAATATCTAAATCATTTTCAGAAAATACAATTGGTTCTTCTGTTGCTCCATTTTTAACCATCTGAGATAAATTTTCACTCATTGTAATTAGTTCTCCTTTACATTTTTATTTTTTCCACTTATTACTTTCTTCTTCTGGATTTTCTCTCCAGTCATTAGGATTAATATCAGCAAATGTTTCTAATGCTGCCCCTGCTAATGCAAAGACTTTAACTAATTGTTCATATGCTTCAACTGGTGCTGATCCTTCTTTCATTTCATCTGAATGAATTAACCATTGTGGTGGTTTTGCAATCCATTTTCCTGAGTATCCTTTTTTGACTTTCTGTATATATTCTTCAATAAATAAAATGAAACTTGCAAAGTTTAAAGATTTTATATCAGAGTATTCGCCAAAACAACATCTTTGATATTCTCTTTCTCTTTGATAAAGCTTAAATAATTCTCTGCTATTCATTCATCACTCCTTGAATTTAATTTGACATTTCATATCATGATATCCACACCCTTCTATTTTATGAACTTCTTTATGACAATCTTTACATAGAGTTATAACTTTATCGAGATCAGCACTTTCTAATGGTTCCCATCTAATTCCCTCTATATGATGACAATGAAGTCCACTATCAAGTTTATCTTGATGTTTACCACATTTTTGACAAGTATAATTATCAATTTCTAATCTCATTTGTCTAAGTTCTGGTTGAACTTCTCTGGATGCATATTTAATACTTGTTGGATCATTATGCATATTATATAGTATGCATTCTGCTTTACATTCATCAGAACAGTATAAATAACACCCTCCGTTTCCATAATCATTTTCTAATTGTCTTATTCTTTCATATAATTGTGAATATATTGGAGTAAACCAACCACCCTTTTCCTTTGAATTTGGGCAGTTATGATTTTTACAATGTACTTGAATTTCTTTTTCACCTGGTTTATCAGGATTATAACGTAGTTCTTCTTCTTTATAAAAAGTTAGATATTTTTTCTTTATTTTAGATATATTTAATCTGTGTTTTATTCGCTCCAACTTATTTTTATATCTTTCTGTGTTTCTTTTACTTTTTAATTCTTTAGTATTTTTACTATCTTTTTTCCCAGTCATTGCGATTCGCTGTTTTTCTTTTTGAGATTCGGAAACAACTTTACCTTTTTGTGCCATACTTATAATTTCTTTATGGAGATCTGATATACGTTTACCAGTATTTGATATAGAGATTTTTTTCTTTATATTATTAGATTTTTCTATTCCATAAAGATCTTCATAGCTTTTATCTTTATATCGATAACTTTGTTTTTTCTTAAATTTATCAGCATATTTTTTTCCATATATTTCTTCCCATGTTTTATCTTTTTTATTTTTACTTAACTTTTTCTTATGAGCAATAGAAAGTTTTTTATTGCGAGTATTATGTCCATGTATGTAACTATTATTTATATTTGTAACATTCTCTCCACAACCACATTTACAAAGTGGGAATTTGTTATATAAATTGGTCACCATTAAAACCTTCTGGTACCCCTTTCCAATTTATTGCAATTGCTTCGTGTGTATGGATTGATTCTTCATGGACGCATTTTACAATCCAATCTTTTATAGGCATTTTATTTAATACTTGTGATATTATACGGATTGCATCTTCAACAAACATTGGATTTTCTGCTGCAACTCTTGCAATTTCTTGCTCATCGATTCTTTTTATTATGGGAAACGGCACAGTTTTAATATTTGCTTCAACTGTCTCAATGATATCCTCTAACCATATATAATTACTTGGGTTACACTCAACTAGTATATGAGCAAACGATCTTTGATTATGAGGATATCCATGACTCCCATTTTTTTCTAAATGGTGACATAACTCTGCTGAGCATGGGCAATATGATGCATACTGAATTGTCACTCCCTGAAAAAACTTAAAATTATCATTTAAAATATCACCATCTTTATTTGTATATAACTGACCTTCAAATTTACATTTATAATATAAAGGAAATTTATTATCTGATAAAATAGATTTTCGCATCACTGGCATTCTAAAATCAAATTTCATAAAACTCGAATTACTTCCAACGTTTGTTCGTACCTCTTCTAATATTTGTTTTATTAACTTTTGTTTAAGTGGAAGATCAAGATATGGAGATAAGGTTAGTCCCAATCTTGACATTGAGATACCTTTTATACCGGCATCCAAATTTGTTCTCATTGAAACATTTGCATTTAACTGGTAAAATCCTCCTGTTTTAAATTCTAGTTTGAATGGTAGTTCAATGTTCTCAACACCAACCTGCATAATAGGCATTTCGATTTTTGGTACTGAGCATTGAATATCAGGCAAATCCTGTTTATCTATCATTAATAAACTTTCTCCTTTTATAACTATTTTAAATCTTTTTTTCTGGCCACTCTTTAACTACATCTTTTGGATCAAAATGAAAAATATTTTGTGGTTCAGGCGTATCTTTATTTTTCATTTGACGATTAAAATCTAAATCTAAATCATCAGTCATTTTTTGAATACACTCAGGTGGTTTAATGGATTTTAAATTACATGCAGATTTCAATTGTTCTCGTATCATCCTTTGTTCTTGTATTTGTTCACTTTCTTCATCAAAATTATTTTGATATTTTTTATTAAAATGTTGTGATTGATGTTCGAAACTGTCATAAAGAGAAGCTTTTGTTACCATCATCGAATCAGTAGTTAAATCGCTTGCCGTTGTATATGTATTAGCGGCAGTACTTTCCCAATAAAAATTATCCCATATATTATTACTCATTGTTGATCGACTCCAATCACTGTTAAATAAGAATTTAATAATTTAACAGATTCAGGGGTTGAGTCAAGGTCTTTTGGTTCTTCTGATTTTTCATCAATAAATCCTCTAATATAAGCATTCTTTCTTGCAATACAATCGGATTTAGTTGTTAAAAATTCAAAAAGATTTATTGGTGCATCATGTCCAATAATACATGCAGTTTCCATTTCACCACACCTTTGACCCCCCTTGTTTTTACGACCCCCCAATGGTTGAAGTGTTCGTTTAGCATACGCTCCAATTCCACGAGCAGAAAGTTTTTCTTCAGCGATATGAACCATACGTAAAAAGTAAATATACCCGACTGCAACAGGATTTTTTAAGTGAGTTTTTGCTAGAGGTTCATATATTCTTTCCTTGAATTTTGTATGCGTGTATTCTAATGCATTTTTAATATCTTGAAGTTTACATGATTCAAATGGTGGCTGAATCAATGTAAGTTCATTTATGAAATCTTCAGTTATTGTCTTCGGTAGCTGTGTAGCAAATTGTGTAACATACCACTTGTCTGCCGTTTTATCAATAATATCAAGGTATGCTAACAGATACTTTTTGATTTCGTTTTGATCAACCTTATCTTTAAGTAACTGTAACATGTTTTGTTTCAGATCATAGAGTGACATTGATAATTGTAACTCAAATAATTGACCGATATTCATTCTTGATATGATACCAAGAGGGTTGATGCAGATGTCCAAATGCCTTCCATCATCTAATTTTGGCATTTTATTATGAGGTACAATTCTCGAAATAACTCCTTTATTTCCATGTCGGTTAGCAATTTTATCACCAACTTTTACTCTTCTGAAATGAATTCCATACATCTCCACTTTAATACCATTAATCTTTTCTTTCTTTTCTTTATATTTTCCAACAAACGAAAATAGTTCAAGCCCATTCTCTTTAATAAATCTATTGGCTTGATCTTTATCCAACTTATCTTTTATAATCTTTTTGAGAATTAACTCTTTTTCTTTCTGTTTTTCGATTGTTTTTTCTACCCAACCTTGAAATTCGGGAATATCGTTATTCCATTCATTGGCATATATATTTACCTCTGGAATAATAAATGTTTTTTCAGCTTCAAGAGGAATTGCTTCATTAAATACCGAATACATATCATCAATTGTTAGAGTTTTTAAAATTGCATAAGGACTACCTGCATTAATTGTTTCAAATTCGTTTGGTAATGGATTATATCCTTCTTTTGTTAAGGATAACAATACCTTGTGTGGTGGAATTGTAAATGATAAATCCTTAAAATGTACTGATGTTAAAATGTCGTCATTTACAAGACGATCTGATACAACAATTCCGTCTTCATAATTATTGCCATAATATACCATAACTCCAGTAAGAAGATTTCGACCAAATTGAATACTTCCATCTTTACAGAAATTACTTTCTGCTAAAATATCTCCTGCTTTGAATTTGTCTCCTGGTTTGACATAAACATTCATAAAATCCATGTGTTCAACGTAGATTTTTCTATATGCAATATTAAATATATCAACACCACCATCTGTATAACTAACGATGAGATATTTTGTATCGATATGAATAACCTCACCATCTTTCTTTGCTTTTTTAACAAATTGTGTATAGTCCGAATATAGATGTTCACATCCAGATTTGATCATTGGTTGGTCAAAATCTTTCAATAATATTGACTGTCTCATTTGTGAAGATGACATTTGCAAACGTGTTTGATCATCATGCTCCAAAAACGGAACCATAGAAACAGGAATTGATATTGGCTGTTTTTCTAAAAAATCTGGTGTAAATTTTAAATTTTCATCTAATTTTACATTGGGAATAAGATTTTGTAAAACACCACAGTTATCACGATCAGGTGTATCAACTGGGCATATACGTCCAAACATTGATGGAGTAATATCTCGTAAATGTCGTGGAATGTTTTCTCTTTTGAACCCACCAGGACCCAGCATGCTTATTCTTGAAAGTTTTGTTAATTCTTCAATTGGATTAATTGAAAAATCAAATTGAACAATATCTGAAACATTACACTCGGATAATATTTGTGTTGAACTAATATTAAATTTTGGATGTCGTGCTGTTCTGTTTGAAAAGCATAAATCAAATACAATTTTTGATAGTTTTGCAAAGATCATATACTCAAAACATCTTACACGTTTATTTGTAAATAATGTATCATCAATATTGCCAACTTCCATTGCCCATAATAATTCTTCAATGAGCGATCCGGTTTGTAAAAACTGACATGTTATAGGATCAATTTTTGGAATTAGATCTAATGCATAAAGAATATCTTCTCCTTTTGATTTTGCATTATATCTTGAATAAAGACGCCCTACTTCTAAAATAAAGTCATCCTGAGTGTATCCTTTCGATTCTTCATAAAACAATTTCAAATCTTGAATTAACAATTCCATTAAATTGGTTTTATCTCGAATTTGAAATGTACTCAATGAAAATCGTTTTTCCATTTCTTCTATGTCATAATATGCCAACATAAGCAATGAAAGCGGAATTTTTTTTCCTAAGAAACTTATATTAATATTTGGTTCTTCTTTACTTTTTATAATCATTAATGTTGCTACATTTGTTCTTAATTTAATAGATTCTCCTCTTGTAACAACCGGAATATCAAATAACTGGAATAAAGGAATCTTTTTTCTTCCGTTTATCATTATATAATTATCATCAATAATCTTTGGAATAAAGATACTCAAATCAATATTATGATTACCTTTTTGTAAACGAATTACAAGAGATTGCTTAAGAGTTTTTGATAGCTCGCCTGATGAAAATCTTGAATCTTTCAAATTTAATTCTGTAATTGTAAAACCGATTTCTGTAACCGGTTGAAGTATCTGAGTCGCTAAAGGTAAAATATTCTCATAATCGAGTTTCCTTAATGTGAAGATATTTTTATCTTCGTTTTGGATTTTGAAAATTGGATTAATTATGTTCATTTAGTAGTTTACCCCTTTCTTGCTTTTCATTTTTAGATTGATAATGTTCCTTGTTATTATAATTATTTAGTAACAAATCATTTTATCATTTCCCCTTTTAATATTTTATCCATTATTCCTGAATAACGCCCTTTATACATAATTCCTTTTAATATACTACGTTTTGGATTTGAAAATGCCATTGCCAATATCCAACTTTCTTTATTTGGCACACTCTGGATACTGAAATATGATGGTTTAACTTTATCTCTATCTTTAAGCAATCTCCACTTACGTGAGTTTTTCCACATCAATTGAGCAACTACACATTCAAAATGAACATGATGAATATCTTTATTATATACTGCAAATAAATCATGTACGATATCTGTATATGTTTTACCTTTAAATCTATGAAGAAGTTCTGCAACTGTTGCTAAATCCCCAATAATATCTTTTTGTTTCATACCTCGTTCGTCAGCATCATCGCCTTTAATAACAGCTGATCCTGATGTATGAAATGTTCTTAATACCAATTGAGTTCCTCTCTCACCAAGTGTTTGTGCAGCAATAATTCCTACGAAACGACTATTAATATATTTATAAAGATCTCCGTAACATGTTTTGCATAAGTTAGGTGATTTACAAAGAATCGGACTTCGAATTTTTATTACTGTTCCAACTAATTCTTCACAATTTGTATCTGTTATTTTAACTAATTCACCGCCCCTTGACATGTTACGACCAATGAGCATTTTTGCTTTTTTACTTGACTTTACATTAACTTCAAGGAAATCCGTTGTGCCACAATCATCAAGAGTTTCGTCAATTTGCAAATTAGCACATGTGAATATCAATTTTCTTGATAGATACCCACTTGTTCCTGTGTTTAATGCAACATCAAGAAGACCTTTTCTACAACCATTGGTTGATAAAAAGAATCCTTCTGGAGTTAATCCTTGAACTAAACTGTTTTTAATTGGAGTTGGTAAAATTTCCCCATCAAAGTTTGAAATAAACCCACGGGTTAGTACCATCTGTTTTGCTTGATCCCAACTTCCCCTTGCTCCAGAGTCAATCATATATGCATAAGGAAATGTTTTTTTCAATTTTTCAATTATATCTGGGCTATTTGCTGCAACTAATTGATCCCTAATTTCTGGTCTATTATAAATTGATGCCCTGATTTCGTCTGCTCCATCAAAATCGAAATCATCAAGAGACATTGTACATCCCATAAGTGTTGCATATTTAAACCCAACTCTTTTGATATTGTCAAGTGTATGTGCTGTTATTTGCTCTGGGTATGAATCTTTAATTTCATTTAATATTAAAAGAAGTTTCTTTTCATTAACAACCTCTCTGATTTCAGGATATCCATCTGGTAAGCAATCATTAAATAATTTAAATCCTTCTTCTGGGGTTTCAAAGTCTGGTGATGTTATAAAATATATACCAAGAATAATATCTTGGCTTGGAGTAGTTGTTAATTTTTGATTTGACGGGCTACTTAAATTTTTAGTAATGAACATCTTTTCACGAATCTCTTTTTTCGCTTCTTCACTAATTGGAATATAAACAGCCATTTGATCCCCATCAAAGTCTGCATTAAATGGAGGGCAAACCAACGGATGTATCTTAATAACTTTGTCAAGAGTTATTTTAATATTAAATGCAAGCATCCCCAATTTATGAAGAGATGGTTGTCTATTTAATATACAAACTTCATCTTTTGTTATTTCTTCGCATATTTTATATAATATTGGATTGTTGGTTTCAATACATTTATCAACAAAGTCAATTGATTTATTTAATAGTTTAAACTTACCAATTGCGATTATTTTTTTAGCAATAGGCAATTTAAATAATTCTAAAATCATAATATATGGAAGAACACATTGATCAAGACTTAATGTTGGATCGGGTGTTATAACTGCTCGACCAGAAAAATCAATACGTTTACCTAAAATATTACCACGAATCAATCCTTCTTTTTTTGCCATCTTTTCTAAAATTCGATGATATAGTTCATTAACATCTTTTTGTAATTGTTTAAAATATGTATAATATAAATTTTTATCTCGAATAATATCAACTACTGTATCTTTCATTATTTCTTTTTTTGTTAATATCTGGACATAATAACGATTAATTTTATCCATTAATTGCTTTCCGCCCGATGCTGCAGATGAAGGTCTTAAGTCTGGAGGAAGAACAATAATTTGATTTATTAAAAGGCTTCCAATATTATCGTAAATTAACTTCCACTCAGGAATTCCTTCTTTTGAAAGACCGCTAGATAGATCTTCAATTAATTTATATATTGCATGAGTTTTTTCCCAATATTCAGTTCCTTCAGGTTTTTTATCTTGATCGGAACCAATGATATGTTCAAGTCCATCCATATATAAGTAACTTTTTTCATTTCTCATCAGCTCATCAATAGCATGTTTTAAAGTTTTTCCACCAACTTCTACAAGTAAATCATAGAAAATTGGGTTAACTACTGGAATGGGCAAATTTATTTTGGCAAAGCGTGTTCTTCTTACATCGCTATTAACAACATCAACTCCACATATTGCGCATTTTCCTCCCGATTTTGATAAGCCATAGTAGGTTCCGCACTGACATGTGTAATTTTTTATTGGACCAAAAATTTGCTCAGAGAATAAACCCTGAGAATGAAATTTTTTCTTTCCGAATACTTTTAGAGTAGTTACTTCCTCTAGATTTTCACAAAATTGTGCGTAATCTAAAATTTTTGGCATTATCAGTTTCTCCTTAAATTGAAAATTTTTCTTTCATGAGATCTGCTACCTCTTTGAGATGTTGTTTGATTCGTTTGGATATAAGTCCATCTATATGTGGTAAAATTGCCAAAACAATTTGAGCAGCATCTTCTTCTTTCAATGTTACATCTAATAAAGTAAGTTGTTTATCAAGCTCATCCTTTATTAATGTTCTTAGATAATCTTCCATTATATTTGACTTGTCGCTCATATTTTTAATCTCCCTTATTCATTTGCATACTCATTGAGTTCATTTTTTTATATTCAAGATGTGCTTTTGCTGGCATAAAAAAACAACTGTCAAGATAATAAGTTTTAATATTTGTTAAAATCAATTCATAATACACAGATGAATATTGAACACCTTTTTTATAGTCAGGCAAACAATATAAATTTGTATCTGGATCTCTATTAGGATGAAATCCATGTAATGCAATTGTTTCTACTATATCATTAAATGTTGTTACTGTAAAACCATAAATGATATATTGTGGATGTATAGAAATGATTTCATAAGCATTTTTATTTTTTATTACACGAGTTGGTGTGATTTGCCCTTCATAGATATAAGTTTTTTCTATTATGGGCAAATCATTGTTACGGTTCCATAAAATCTTTGGTCCAATTATAAAGTCATTCCTTTTATGCGGCGCCTGTTTCTTCCAATAATTCGATAAATGTTTTCCCATACTTTCTCCTTATAGTAACTATATAATTTGACACGCCTGGTTGTATTTTGACCAAATCTGAAAGTCTTTTTATAACATCCATTGATGTATTTAAACTTCCAGTTGGAATTAATGCATATTGAGTTTCTGCCACCTCTGGCATTTTTTTAAATAATTTCTGTATTATATTTGTGGGTTTTTGTTCACCAATATATATATCTATGGGTTGGATCTTGTTTAAATTTAATATTGGTTTGATATGATCTTCTATACATTGAAGCCTATTTGTCATATCTGATTTTTCATATATAATATCCATTTTATTTTCCATGGATCTTGATATGGCTTTTTCCATGATCGATGGTAGTATATCAAGATCAATTTGTTGAATTAAATTGTTTTTCATCATATCAAAAATTTCTATGCTATCAATTACTTGTGCTGCATAAAAAGACGCTTTATTGATTTCATTTTGTGTTAATTCAATTGTATACGCACCATCATAAGAACAAGCATTTTTAACTTGTTTTCTACAATCTATCATTAAAATACGTCTTGATATATAAAATCTAACATCGATTTCACTTGTTCTATCACATACAACATCCCGACAATCAATGACAAGATTGCATGTAGGGAGTGATGTTTTTCCTTCAACATATTTACGGTTAATTTTAGTGACAGCAACATCATCGTTTATAATATCTGCTAATGCATCGACTTTATATTCGCCAACTTGAAAAGAATTATATATTGATGTAAAGGTATTTTTACTTTCAATTACATCTGGATCTATAATTACTATTTCTTTTACTTGATTAAGTTCCGATATGTGTTTGCATAAAAACCCACCTAACGTTCCTATTCCAATTATTGCTACTTTACGAAACACTAAGCAAATCTCCTTCCGAATGGATTTTTGGGGGACCCGAAGGTCCCCCTTATACTTAATTCATAAAAGATTGCTTAGCAGCCCTTTTTTCCTGCTGGTTTCAGATACTCAAGAGTATCACCGGGTTTTAGAACATACTCGGCTCCAATTTCTTTTCCATTTACCAGACCAGTGGAAAGTCGATCCACATTCAGAACCTCACGGAGAAAATCCCCAACTTCTTTTACAGTTCGTCCTGCAACAGGGAAGTTTCCGGAAGAAGCACCACAGGACACCTGAATGGTGGTGGATGTTTTGAATCCGAAATCAGCTCCGGGTTTGGTAAGAACGCTTTGTGCTTTAAATGCCACTCCACCCATTGCGGCAGGGGTTTTTTCAGCAGGGGCCTTGGATACAGTTGCACTGGATGCACCGAACTTGCTCAGGATAGCATCAACTACAACGCTTTTGGCTTTTTTGGTCATACCGGGAATGGCAAGTTCGTCTACGCACATTCTTTTAAGAGTGACTGCAGTTTTGGTTTCGAGTTGTTCTTTGGTGTAAGTTGTTCCCATTTTTTAAATCTCCTTCGTTGTGTTTAGTTTTTTTTGTTTGTACTTCACTTTGTAATCAATATTAATTACTTTTATTTTACGATTCGAATCTTCGAGTTGGAGTTCATACTTAAAATATCAAAGTAGACCTCCGACCGATCATGCTGGTCCTTTACAAAAGAATTATAAAATAGCCAACACATCAGCGTTGCAACGCCCAGATTTGTAAAATATAACTGGGGTTCTGAATGTGATAGTTCCTCGCATGACATTTCGTCTGGTAACTTATCATTAGGATTTGCAATTTCTGGATGATATGCACATAGATCAGGTGTTAAATTTACACCTCCTTTCCTGACATACAGTTGCGCATTACCATCTGTTAATTCATTCCCACCAGAAATAACAGTAACATTATTTAAATTTTTACAGTAATTATTAATGATCATTCTGGATTTATGATTATCTACACATATAAATACTATTTTATCTTCTTTAATAACTTCGTTTATATTTGATTCATTAATATAAGAATCAAATACATCGAATTCAATGTTACTAAATTTCATAGCAAGTTCATCAGCTTTTGTTTCAGCTTTATTACCAATACCGCTGAATTCTTGACGATCGAAATTTTTCATTTCGTATTGGTCTCCATCAACCAAAAGTATTTCTGCTTCATAATCTTGAGAGAAATTTAGAAACCGACAAAGACGTTCTGCAAGTATAGTTCCGACTCCACCTAAACCAATAATTGTAATATCAATGGGTTGTGTCATTATTACCCCCTCCGAACACCTTTCGCATTTTATCCATCAAAGAACTTTTCGATTTTAATGAACTCAATTGATCTGACCTTTTCGGATCAGGTATCCGTTCAAGATTTTTGTCGGCATCTGCTGCAGCATTTAATATATCTTCATGCTCTTTATCTGATTGGTCAAGAAAAGCCCCTGAATCTGATCTCATTTGATGTTCTATTCCAATAGTTTCTACGGTAATTGGAGAATTGCAGTTTTCACATATCCCAAGCATTTTGATGCTTTCAATGGAATTTTTTGCCCCACAGTGATTACATATCATAGTTTCTTCATCTTCAGATGAATAAGTAAGTTCTATTTTATTATTACAATGAGGACATTCTCCTTCAACTTCAATTTCAGATTCTCCAAATGTTGCTTGGCAATGGGGGCATACCCATTCAAGTTCATCTTCACAATCCAAAACATCATCAGGTAATAGAGTTTGACAAAAGGGGCAGCATTGATCAGTTTCCAATACTAAAACCTGATTACTACATGAAGGGCATGTAATAAATCCTCGTTGCTCCGGTTGCTCAAATTCATCATTTTTTACAACAAGATCTTTTGTCATAACTGGTTCATTTTTATATCTATCCGTGAGATCTTTTTCATCTATAAGGGTTAAATGTCCATCACTTTTACATTTTGGGCATTTTATATCCGCATCAACTGTTGTGAAAATAACATGACATTTTTCACATTGATACATTTCTTCTTCATATTCTACACCTTGTATCTCATTCATAATCTTAAGATTTCGATGTTTGCATGATAAACATGGATTTGATTTATCATAAGGTTTTTCTGTTGGAGATGTTGTTGCAGGTGTTGTTGAAGATGTTGTTGGAGGTAATGGTTTTTGTCCAGCGAATCCAGGTATTGCTATTCGCTGCCCATTTTTTCCAATTGGTCTATCAACTTGATCCCATGCTTGAGGATCATAATGACCTCCCCAACCATATACACCTACATTTCTTCTCCAGTCTTGTTTAGCATAATTACCAATTCCATATCCTCTATATGAATATGTATATATTCCACGTTGGACCATTTTCATCCAGTTCTTATTGAATGTTCCTTTGGCTTTTGATACTTTAAATTGGTATCGCTTATCTAACACTCTGTTTTTATATGAGGTTCTGCTACTGGCTTTTTCATCCAAAACCATTTTACCAGTTGCATCGGGTTTAAATATTTTTGTCATATATTTAGTTTCACTTTTATCAATATCTCTGGTTTTATCCAACCCCAGCATATAATCTTCAGGAGTAACTATAAACCGATGACCGTTAGCAACGATTGATGCAGATATACTTATTTCATCATCAAGCACATGACCAAATGTAATATGGAGTCCATCAAATGTTTTCTCGTCATTATCATCAGTCCCAGAATGAAAAGCTGACATTCTAGCATGACTGTGAATATCTCCGATCATTGTATATCCATCCATAGTAATTCCTCTATTATAGTCACATGCTCCAGCAGTCACTTTTTGAGTTGGAGGAACAATTTTATATTTGCCTGTAGATTCATTATAAAAAAGTAACACAATTGCTTCCCCATGATATTCTTGACATACTGCTTTAAAGAAATCAGCAATTTTCGCTCCCCATTGTGCTGGGATTGGATTGATGTACATTCGTGCCATTGTATTGACACTATTCAAGATTGATATATTTTTGACTGGAGCAATACTTTCCATTACTCCTAATTTCTTTTTCAAAAAGACTCCCTCTTTAGCGACAATATAATATATATCATCATTTGGAAGTTCTTGACTTCCATCATTTACAACAACTTTAAACATTAAGTTCTCCTTTGATTTAAGTATGAGTTTGGCATGTGATTTTCAAATACGTCATAAGAATGTAAATTTAAAAATCCTTTAAGAATGCCAGTTTCCGCGATTTTAGCCGGTATTATTCTTGGAGCTGGAATACAATCTAATTTACATTCTTTTGTCATACACTGATCAAGAACATAAGATTCGTTATAAGAATGAAGATTTTGTATTCGCAATGCTCTCAATGCTCTTGTTGTAGATGGATTATATAATAAATAACCATAGGAATCTTTAAAATCTCTTGTTCCGTTTACAATATCTCCAGCTTGAAATTTGATTTTTGATAAATCTAATGGAACATGATTAAGTGTTTCCCATTGTTTTGATTTTAATGGTATCTTTTTGAATTTTTCAATAACATCATTATACCATAATGTACATCCATTTGAGCAAAGAACTAATGGTTCCCTGCCAGTATCGATAATGAAGGCAACAATAATATTAACATCTTTTTTCGGAAAACAAGAAATTCCAGCAACTTCTGATATAATTTTAGTTCCTGCTAATAATTCATCAATTTTATTTGTTACTTTTCTGATTTTACCAGTATTTATAATACCATACCTTCCATCGATATATTTTGATTCTGAAATATTTCCTTCTTTGTCACTCAGTATAAAATGAATATCACCACAAGCTTCATTGTATTTAAATCCTTTAATCATTTTTACTGTCAACACATCTAATGGATTTTCCCAGTTAGCAACAACTACTTTGTCTCCAATATAAAATTCTGTATCAAAATCCGCACCTTCAACAAAGAATCTATTATCTTTAATTAGGGATTTTGTATAGCTTCCTTTTAATTTACTTAAAGTATAGTAGTTTTCATATATAAGAATTCCATTAACTCCCCAAGCTCCTATTTCTTTTAGGTCATCCTTATAGTTTAAACCTGGTAAAGTAAATAATCTTCGACCAACTCTAAATGCCCCACTGATTGGTTTTACTTTATCGATTTTATATATATTTTTTCTATCGGGGTTATTGGATAACTCAAGTGTTTTATAACGTCCTTTTAACTTTGAGTTATTATTTCGAAATTTTGCAACAATTTTCTGATTGTCAACGATAATAGAATCAAATTTCATTATATGACCACTAGTCATACCACCGTCATATCCATGTTCAGTTATAATAATATATTGTTCATTTTTATTTAACACAACCCCATTGAGTTCAGGCTTATCAAGTTTGAACTCAATTGCATCAAGGTTTGAGCTAAGATAATAATCATTCCCCAGTTTGACTTCAACTATATCAGTGTTGTCCATACCACGACTTTTTCTTATATAGTCTACTTTTTTATAGGATTTTTGATCCCCTTGTGTAACAACGAGAATTTTACCTGGGGTGACAATTGTTTTATTTGCAAGAGTTATTTGACTAACTCTTCTTTGTTTGGTGATTTGTTTTATTAAGAATTTATAACAATTTTTTGTTAATTTCATCATAGATAGTTTATCATTAATAGCAATTTGAATATATTTAATATTGCTTCCATCTGGAAACCCAACAAATGAGGAAATAAAAGCTATCTTTCCGCTTTTAGTTTTAAAAGAATCCCCAACGTTCATATTGGTTTGATCATCAAGATACATACCTTGAGCAATATCAAAGAATAACTTAGATGTTCTTTTTGAACGCTTAGAGACTTTCATTTCAAGTCCAGTATCATATGGTCTACAAAACACATCAGTAAGTTGTTTATATCCCATTGTTTTTTTGTTTTTCAATGAGAATGATTTTTTTATATGTTTTATGCGCTCCCCAATTGTATGCTCGATTTTTAACCAATCTGCATTATAGATAAACATTGGGTTTTCTTGGCTCATATATTGCCACTCAAGATAACTATTTAAAATTGGAACGTCTCTATATGAACGGTAATTATATGTATAATCTGTGTTAAATGTGGCAGACCACCATACCATAATTGCATGTTGAACAGTTGCAGTTAATGACTTGCATCTTTTACAGATTGCATCACCAAAACAAACGAATCCGCTATCTGATATATTACACATTGGAATTTTGAGTAGATAATCTGATAGTCCAGTCATTTGTTGTGTTCTTAAAAATATTTGAGCACATGATACTTCATTATATTTGGTAATATAAAGTATAAAGATGACATATGGGAATGCTAAAGTGAAAGAATAAGGAGGTGAATTTTTGCTTAGCCAATCTTTATATCCATACAAATCTAATTTGTTAACTTGACGTAGACGTGATATCTCACTAGTTGCACTCATATTTGATTTTATAGTTCTGTATGCTGGAGGTTCCTCAATAACAACCATATATCCAGAGTCCATTTCTTCAATGTATCTACAATTAGGAGGCATTATAATACCTTCAACATTTGACGATACGACTTGATCAATATATTCAGATGCCAACATAGTTTTCTTTTTAATAGTTGGAATTGACTCTCCTTCATGTTTTTTAGATGGGTATTCTGAATAAAATAAGCTTGCATATCTTCCATTCAATCTAATTTCTTCAATCAAATCATCGCTTCTGGTTTGTACCATTCTCTATCCCCTTAACATTTTAAGTTTTTTCGCAAATTGTGTTAAAATCTTTTCTGCCTTATTTTCGTTAATAACCCACACTTTTCTTCGACGAGTTGGTATCATGTCTTCCGGATCTTCTGAAATTCGATATTTTTCTAATGTGCTATAAATTGCAATGTATGATTCTTCATCTTCTCTTTCTAAAGTTAAAAAACCAATTTCTTTATCATTTCTTCCCGGCACATTCAGTGATAAAAAGACTCGTGGACCTCTTGGTTTTAATTCTTGATATTGAATTGATGATGATTCTTCTTTAATAATATCATCACATATAACTCTTACTTGCTGAGTTAAATCTACATCTTTCAATTCACGTAATAAATCTTTTAAAATTCCCATGTTTAATCACCTTTTGAATGGTCTAATTTTAAACCTTTGATTTTGATCTCCATCTAGTTCCAACCAGTCAACCTGTTTAAATGGAACTGATCTCCAATCTTTCTTTTCTAAATCGTACACATGGATAATACTACTTGATTGTAGAATTTTTAATATTTTTGGTAAATTAACTGTTTTGGGGTGTTGTGTTTTTGGAATTTTTGAAAAATCCAATGTGCATTTCATAATCCTTATTGTTCCATCTTTTTTAACAAACTTGACTTTAGCTTCTCCAGCAGAATAAAGCTTTACCCAAAAGTCAATTGCACTACGTAAAATATCATTTTCTGTCTGCGGCATTGATTACTCCCTCCCGTTTATCTATATGGACTAAATCGCCTTCTCCATCATTACCATGATTATCAATATATTTACTCATCATTAAACATGAGTGATTGCACAACTCACAATAGTTTTGTTTATCTATACATAACAAATTATAAAATTCTTTTGAGACTAAAGATTCAGTTTCAAACAGATTTCTTATATGTACATGTGGTGTTAATGAACCTTTAATACGAAGACATAATCTCATAGTTCCATCTGCGTCAACTGTTACATTATGAATACCTCTTTCAAGTTCACAGTCAAAATTTGATGGTAATGTATCAAACATCTTTGGAATTAATACCTCCTTCATATGAATATATAAATTATCATCATTCATCATTTGTGAAAGCATGTTAGCCAACTCCCATGATTTTTGAACAAGTTGATCTGTTTTTGTCACATTTGAAAAATCGTAATGTGAGTTTTTTGCAACATCCACAAATGTAATATCACTGTATATTTCATGTTTACTGAGATTGCTTACAAGGTCATATAAGAACTTTTGATTTTCATTCATTACTGTTATTTCAGCAACGACATCATTTACATCGCTTTTAGCTTGAATCTCTTTTAATCGTTTCATACCTTCAATACTTTTCTTGATTCTATCCTTACTATTATAGTTAGGATTGTTGAATATTGGATCTACTGAACTTGTAAACCCATCAACATAATCAGTTTCATTAAATAACCGTTTTATCAAAGGTTGAATTTCAGGAGTGTTGTTGCTTATAACTGTATAATAAATTTCATTCTCATTACAAAAATTTATAATCTCTGGTAAATCTTTTCTCAATAATGGCTCACCACCATACAAAATTATGAATATTTTGGGATTGTGTTTTTTAAATGCCATTAGTGCATCCGTAACAGTCTTCGTTGACATTTCTTCTTTTGTATAATGCTCCATTCGTGGATACTGGCTTGGCATCCCCGGATAATTTCTAACGAGTGCACAATAATCACAATTAAGATTACATCTTCTTGTAAGTAGAAAATTAACAATTCTTATTTTACTCATTATCACCTCTAATTATATATTTATACCATTTGTTTTCAAACTTCTTTGAAACATTATTATCTACTTCTAAACGAACCACAATATTTTTATTAACAAGACCTTTTTTACAAATATTATATGAATATGGGGACATGGTTATAAATTTAGGCCCCATAGTTTTTGATACCCAATCTAAAGGACCATCATTTGCATGTTCGTTAAGTTGTTTGATGTTTTTTAATGTACCATATATTCTAGCTCCTTCATTACCAGCTTCAGGAGATCTATCTAACTCTTTAATTTCATCTTGTAAATCTGATAGTTGTTCTTTTTCAATTGATAATATAAAAGATGTTGATGAACTATTTGTTACAAAGTCAGTTTTTATTTTCAATGTTATACCTCAACACATTTCTAATCTTTGATCTGCTTCAACCTCATCTGGATGTTGATGTGATATTATATAAATTGATTTCCCAATTTTTAATTTATTGAGAACTTTACCAACATAACCAATATTTTCATCATCAAGCGCGTCAAAGATTTCATCAAATAATAAAATATTAATTTTCATATCCTGCATATTTGCTTGTAATTCTCCAAGAGTTAATATTGTTGCTATATCAATAATTCGTGTTTGACCACCTGATAATTGAACTCTTAGATTTGCTTGAGTGTGTGTGTCCAACACTCTAACAGAAATTTTATCCCTGAATTCTCCACTTTTTGTTTCCGCAAGTGTATCAAATGAAACAATATATCGTCCATTTGTTAACATATCTAAATATTTAGATACCTTTTGATTCATAAAAGGAATTGATTCATCAATTAACATTGAAGGGATTCCAGCAGATGAAAAGCCAATCTTCCAAAATGCCAATATTTTTTCTCTTAACCTTAGAGTTTTAGCTTCATTGTTGTGTTGTTTAATATCTAACCCCAAATTAATTTTACGTTGTTTGTATTTCAATAACTGGTCATCATTATATTCTTTAGACTCTTCTATTTTAATATTGTTTTCAATTGCAGAATAGTTATTGCTTAGATTTTGTATTTTTTCAATGATGTCATCTATTTTTAATTGATGTGCTTCAGCTTCAAGTTTAACCTCTAATGTTCTACCATATTGTTGAAGTAGATCAGCTTTTTCTTGATTTGATTTTTCTTCAAGTTGTTTAGTTTGTTGTTTTGCTAATGCATCAACTCTTTCAAATGTTTGATTTAATCTTCTATCTATATTATTATACTCATTATTTTCATTTTGTTTTAATTTTGTTATTTGGTGATTGGTAGTTTTTATTAGATCGTTTACTTGATCTACAATAATAGAATGAGATTTTTTCAATTTTTCAATTTCATTTTTAATAGATACAATAGTTTCATTATTTTTTATTATGTTTGTTTGATATCCATCAATTTTGATCATCAATGATTTACGAGTATCATCATTTACTTCCTGATCGCATGTTGGGCATGTGGATATTTCTTTTTCAAGAACATTCATCTTAATTTCAGATATCCTAGATTTATTTGATCTATTATCTGCAATTAAGTCATTTATACTTATATCAAAAGTGTGTAACTCTTGTGAATGTTTATTTTCAACTTCCTGTAATTTTGACTTAGTTGTTTCTAATGCACTTGATAATGCATTATTAGATTCATTTGTTATATCACGAACTTTGGTTTTCGCTTTCTCTCTTGCTGATTTTAATTCATATTTCTTTTGATTAATTTTACTTGTTAAATCATTCAATGTAAGTTGATATTTTGAGTCAAAACTTTCCAACTTCGTATTTATTTTTGCAAGATCATTTCCCAAAGTTTTTAAACCATATCCAGTTTGGTTAAGCTCATCTAATTCTTTTTGCCAATTAACTGAAAGCCTTTTGTTATCTTCAAGATCTTTTTTCAATTGAGAAATAAGTTCTTTTTGATCAACATAGAATTTGTTTTTTAATGCTGTTAGTATAGTGATTTGTTCAAGAACATCATCCAAGATTCCATGTTTTATTTTTATCTGACTTAACAAATTATCAATTTGATTTCTAACATCTTTTAATCGTCTATCAGTTTCTTTATAGAAAGTTACATATTGACCTAACAATAAAATCTTTCTGAATATTTCTTTTTTATCAGAATCAATTAAATCTGTAAAAAAGTCTTTAACTTTTTGACCGAACATTAAAGTATTCATAAATGATTTTGCTGGGCATATCAATCTTTCAATTTCAGGTAAAACTTCTCGTTGCCCTGATTTTATATCAACAGTATTTTTATTTAATACAACTGTATTTCCCAGTTTTGTATACTTTACATATCTGGTTACTAAATATTTATCATCATTAACTTTAAATTTAACCCATGTTTTACAATTTTTTCCTACTGTGTTATTTACAACATCTTCGCCTTTAGCACCCTTAGATGTTATCCCATATAATGTAAATGGAAGTGCATCTAATGACATTGTTTTACCAATTCCATTTGGGCCAGTCATTAAAGTAACCGTATTATTTATGAATGTATGAATCATGGGATCAATATAAGGACCATAATTTTCCATTCCAACTTCTTCAAATGTTATTTCTCTCATTTATACCTCACAATTCTGAATTATATCAAAGGCTTCTTTTGCATATAATTTTTGAATATCTTCTGGGATTTCTCTTATCTCGAGATATTTTAAAAGTTTGTCTTCTTGACTCATTGAACTTGTAACTCCACGATCAGTAATGTCGCTTTGTGTTTTATCAACAATATTAAACTCACCACTGAATCCTGAAATATCAGCTTTTTTATCCATTATAACTTTAACATGATTACCATCGGCACGTGCTTGTTTTGCATTTGTTATAGCAACATCTACATTATCAGGATCAATTACAATTTCAATATGTTTTTTATACGATGTAAATGGAATACTTTGAACATCAAGAGTGTTTGTATCTACAATAAGAAATCGTTTTATGTCATTTTTTTCTCCCCAGTCCAATTCTATTGTTGAGCCAACATAATATAATGATATAGTTGGGCGAATTATTTCTTGTGATTTATGATAATGTCCTAATAATACAAGTTTATATCTACCTTCCAAATCCTTCATTGAAATATCAGATACAATACTCAATCCTGAATTTAAAATTCCTTCGCTTAAACCGAAATGTGATATTAATATATCTGCTCTGTTATCCCTAATAATTTCAGGTAATTTTGTAGAATAAGGAACCATTAATACATCATCATGCTCCATTCGGTATGTTGTATTATAAGGAACCCAATTAACGTTAGGAATTGTTTCAAGTGGGCGAAGAGCAGAAACTACAACATCACTTTTTCCTGATAAATCATGGTTTCCATCAATTACATGAAAATATAATTTATCTTGAAAATCACTAAAATATTGAATCATAATTTCTTGGGCAATTGCATAGATAACAGACTTTCCATGTAACGTATCTCCACCAATAACAATAGTATCAATACCATTATCAATACAATATTTAGCAACTTCATACAAAGTCTGTTTAATACTGTGTAATCTTTCAGGAAGGTTACTAACTATTTCAATCTTATCTTGCCCATATCTTGAAAGATGGATATCTGCGATAAAAGCAAATTTCATAATTTATTATCTTCTCCTTTAGATGAATTTTTATTAACAACAGGAGCATTTTCTTCAACATCAATTTTCGGTTCTTTATTCTGATTTATAACTTCTATTGTTTGTGCGGTTTTGTTTGAATGAATCGTTGCTATAAATACAGGTGCTGCAATTGCTAATAGTATCGCAAGTATCATTATTACTATAAATACCTCAACTAAAGTAAATCCTTTATTATTTTTTAACATATTTTAAGCCCTTTCATTAGGTTTGTTTTTCATATTGTTCTTTTATGTATTCTGCCAATTCACAACATCCTTGACCATCAATAAATGATCTTGAACATGTAGTATTTACTAAACATTTTGTACATGGACTATCTTCATTATATGATAAAGCTTTAATTGATGTCCAATTTACCTTTTTGTTTTTAACTATGATGTTGTTGGATTTTGTCATAAGGAACTCCAATCGAAGTTAAAAAAGTTATCATATCAAAATTATCCATTGAGCAATCCCCTTCGATTTTAGTGTCTGTAACATCAATGTTCCATTTATCGCTATTATGTAAAAAACCAAAATTCAACTCCGGGTTTTGTTTATGAAGCATTGTTGCTGCTTCAAGATGATCAATTATTAATACTTCTTGTATAGTAGATACATCACACCTCATAATTGTAAATGATGCACTTGAGCTATTTGTAATAAAATCTATTTTGAATTTCATTCATCACACCTCTTTTTTGCTAAATTTCCTGTAGAACATTCTGTTCCTGTTTTATGGCCATATTCATAATGACATTCTTTACACAATACTATTCCGTTATCAGGATCTAAAGCAAATATTGGTTCTATTTTCACTGGAATTATATGATGACAACATAAATCTTTTTTTGATCCACATATTTGACATTCATAATTATCTTGCTTTAAAACTACTTCATGCCAAACTTGATATTCTTCTTGGGTATAAGGCTGTGCAATTTCTTTGAATGGATCTGAATGTAGATTATAAAGAATGCATTCATTTTTACATTTATTAGTACAGTAAAAATAGCTTCCGTCATTTCCATCGGATTTTTCTAATTGATTTTTTCTCATTTGAATTTGTGAAAAAGTTGGTGTAAACCATCCACCTTGTTCTTTTGAATTTGGACAATTGTGATTTTTACAATGAACTTGTATTTCTTGTTTATCTGGTTTATCTGGGTTATATCTCATTTCTTCTATTTTTGTAAAAAGTGGATATATTATTTGTATTTTTTCTATTGTGAGTTTACTTTGTATAGACATTTTTTTTTTGGTTTCATTAGAATGAGAAATATTTTTATTCCATGGCTTACGACCTTTATTTTTTTTACTTATATTATCTCTTTGTTCTGTAGTAAAATATCCACATTTTCCTTTATTCCATGGTATATTACCTTTATTTGAATTACTTTTTTTTAGTTTAGTTTCTTTTGAGTCCTTCCATGTTTTTCCATAATTATGATTTTTTTTACCAGATGTGGATTTTTTTATTTTTTCTATTGATTCTGCGGAAAGGTGAGTTTCTTTCTTTATCATAGAAAGTTTATTTTTAACTTTCTTGGTATGAATTTTTCCGAAAAACGGATTATTTTTTCCTTGCTTTTGTTTTCTAATATACGGACATTGATTATATATTTTACTACAACACCATTTACCATTTTTAAATTGGTATTTAGCTTCTTGCCCACATCCATAATCACATATATTCATAATTACTCCGTTAATATTTTTAATGTAGTATCTTCATCGATTTGTTTTAACTTACCATTTTTGTATAAAACATATTGAACTTTCCATTGCTTATTTTCATAAAATTCTTTTCTTTTATAAAATGTTCTTGATATATCACGACATCCATAATCAATCATATCAATTACTATTGGCGTCTTTTTGTTTTCATTTACTCTTGTTACTCTTCCTACTACTTGCTCAATATTTGAAATAGGAGATGTCATTATCAATGTATCTTTCCAAGGGGCATCTATTCCATCCCGGACTTTGCCGGGAGTAGCAAATGTATGCTGACTATCAAGAGTTTCTAATCCACCTAATCCACAAAATTTTGCTTTACTTGTTGATGGCATCCAATCATATAATTCATTAATAAGTTTGATTCTTTCAGAAATACATATTGTTTGGTGTGTATCTTTAAACTGTTTTAACAACCCTCTTATAACCTCTACAAACGGGTTTGATTTTTTAATTAGATTTAGATACCTTGCTCTTTGGAACGCACCTCCCCACCGTATATACGTAGTCCTCCGTGGTGTATCTATTTGATAATCTAATAGGATGACTGTAATTCGTGGGTTCATTGTGCCTTGGCTATCTTCATCAGAAAATATCTCTCCTAAATGAAAATGTATTATATCCACATTGCCGTCAAAACGATATGGAGTTGCACTTAATCCATATGTGTATTTCGAAGGCATGTGAATAGAACATTCTGAAAATGTTGGAGCTCCTACTGTTGTATGAACTTCATCTCCAACAAATATTCCTATGTTTGCTTCATCAAGTTTTACAAGAAAATCTTTACGCTTTCTTTTCAACAATGATAAAAATGTTTGTGTAGTTGCTATAATGATCGGTTTATCTAAATCTTTTTCAAATGTTGCACTTGACAATCTCACAATATCATCATCTTGTAAATCTGTAAACTCTTTGAATCTGTTTCGCCACTGTTTCGCAAGTGGGTCACGATGAACAAGAATTAAAGATTTCTTTTTTCTTTCAGCGATCATATAAATGGTTATAACTGTTTTTCCAACACCAGGGGATAATTGTAAAATCCCATCTTCATGAGTCATCATGTAATCTATAGCTTTTTCTTGAACCTCACCTCTTGGTATAATATTATGATTGATATTAATTGTTTTTCCATGATGTCTATGATCATGAATTTTATATCCCTTTAGGTAATTCTGGAGTGGAAAATTTCTTGGAATTAACAGAAACTTTTCCGACTCCAGATAAAATATATTTATTACCATTGCAGAATTGTTGTATGACCGCGTTCTTCGCTCCAACTTTTCTTTTATATTTATATACTCTCTTGTGTCTCGATGTATTGTTGGGATTAATATACCAGAACGCTTTAAAATATCCATTACATAGATCCTGCCTTTACTTTATTTTTAAATACGGATAACATTCCTTCTGTATCTATAGATGCAAAACTATCAGGACTCTCCCATATTTTAATCTGTTTAATCCCTTTTAAGCATCCTTTAAACATCAACTGTTCCCAACACCAAATTAATATATTTTCAGCTGTTGGTATTGCAATTATATCATTAACTGTATTATGATCTAATATATCTATTATATAATTTTTCATAGCTGCCTTCAAATCTTTAAAATCCATAACCATCATTGTTGCAGGATCAATTCGTTTTCTTATACTAACCTCAATAACCCATTCGTGCCCATGCCAATTCTCACATTTTCCAAGATGGTGTGGAAGTTTATGTGCTGCAGCAAATGACATTTTTCTTGAAATAGTAACAAATGGTTGTTGTCTTGAATCAAAATGAAATTCACCATGACAAGGAACACATAAAGGTTCTAAGTTTGATGTCAAAATATTATTATGATCTTCATCTACATGGTGAACATTTATTGAATCAGTTGAATTACATCTTCTACATATAGATATATCTTCAAACTTTGCAAGAAAGTCTCGATAATACTTTTTAGCTTCTGCTTCTGGTGTATGAATTTCAGGTTTGTAGTTTGGATGTTCTTCTCCGGTTATATTTAACATTCCATTAATTCTATCTTTATAACATCCTTGAATCCATCTTCCTTTAACACTTTCCCTTATTTTATCAATAGTGTTTCCTTTAAAAACAGGATTATTTTCACCCATACGTCTTGAAGAAAGAACTCTATTTTTTCTTTCTGGTTCTATTTCTTTTATTCGTGTGGCAATATAATGTTTACTTATAAACAAATCATATTCATTAACCTTGTTTTCAAGTTCAACTGTATATAAATCTGTTTCTAATATAAACGGATCAAGAATATCATTTATTTTCCCCAAATATGCTTTATGATTACCATCCTTCTCTCTGGTTAAATGATTCATCATATTGCTGTATGTATAACCACATACAGGGCAAATTCCTTGATTTATAATCATATTATACTATATCTCCTTATATTGATCCAACACATAATCTGTTAGATTTTTTAAGTTTGATGTAAATCCTTTTAATTTATTTATTAATTCAGTTGTGTCTGTATTCAAAGTCAGCAATTTACTAATTCTATATTTACCAATTAATTCTAATATAATTTCTTTTGGCACAACTGTTGTTTTCATAATTATATTAACGGTGGCTGGAATATCTAATTTTTTTTGGATACAATCAGTCAGTGGATTTCTTATTAATTCCAATGAGTTGTATTCTTTTATTTTTTTATTCAAGTTAGATATTTCATATTTTAACATGGTTTCGTTCATTACTGTAAACATATCATATGTGTCTAGTAACATTTTATCAATTGGTTTAACTAAGACCTTGCGATTAATATCAACTACGGTTGTTTCAAATGATATTGTTCCTTTGACAGCATTCTTAATTTTCACAAGAAAGTCTTGATATATTTTATCTCGATTTCTCTCTCGTAATACTTGAAAAACAATTTTTGTTTTATCAACTGAAAGATCAGTAAATCCAATCATTCCTGAATCTAACTCAGCTGAAAATTTGTTTAACATTGACTCAAACCTCTTACCTGGAGGCCATGATTTTAAAGTGATAGTATTATTTCTTGTGTTTCCTTCAATAATCCCATCAACTTCAATTTTTGCTTTTCCTGTTGTGAGCAATCCTTCTATCACATCAGGTGGAGAAGTTATGATACAATCTGTCATAGGAGAAATTATTGGTTTTCGTTTTCGAATACCTAATAACCACAATAATCTTTGATATAAATCATTTACTTCAAAACAAGGAATAAATGTTTTAAACCCAAATCCTATGCCCTGAGTATATTCATTTCCCATTAAACATATAGGAAACATTGTTGGTAGAAATATGGGTTCTTCATCACCAAGTTCTGTTTTAATAATTGTAGCATGATTAACATACTTAAATGCCATATCAATAGTTTTTTGATTAATTCGGCATTCTGTATATCTATCGGCTGCTGCTCCAACAACTTCAACCCCAACATTAGTACCAAAATTACCTTGTCCTGTTAAAAACCCTTGACGAACCAACTGGACAATTGTGCCATATGTACCCCCATGTGGATGATAATGACCAATTGTATATGCATCAACTTGTCGCGATTTTACAAATTTTAATCTTGAGATCTTATAAGCTGATAATAGAACTCTTCGTTCAACAGGTTTTAACCCATCAATATCCAAAGGAAAATTTCTATAATTTGAATATTGTCCATAGTCTTTATATAGGTGTGGTAGATTTATATCCATGTTGTTTCTCCTTACAAGTTTTAGATATTCCTATTGCAGAGCATTCACCAGTATGGGTTTTTTTCAAATGGCATTCTCTACATAATACTATTCCATTATCAGGATCTAATGAAAATATTGGATATAACTTTTTAGGTTTTTCATGATGAACTTGTAAATTAATAGTAGAATAACATAATTCACAAAAATTTGATTTAAATTCTTTTCTTTGCCTTTCAAAAACTTCTTCTTTAAATATATTATATTCCACTTGTGTATATGGTAAAATAATTTCTTTTTTATTTTTAATAAAATTATAATTTGGGTTAAACCCATACAAAGGGCAATTATTTTTACATTCAGCTGAACAATAAAAATTTCTCCCGCCGGTGCCATGCTCAAGAGCTTCTATTCGCCATTCAAGTTGACGACCACTTGGAGTAAACCAACCACCCTTTTCTTTTGAGTTTGGACAATTATAATATTTACAATGAACTTGAATTTCCCTTTCTTTTATTAATTTATCTGGGGTATATCTTAATTCTTCCATATTAGAAAATACAGGATATTTTTCCTTTATTTTTTTTATTGTTCTTTTATTTTTTTTATTAAATATTTTTGCTTTTTTACTATATGCAGCTTTCTTTTTAGTAGTCCAATATTTTTTATGAGCATCAATTCTTTTATTTTTTTGATCATTTGTTTCATTTTTATAATATTCAATAGTTTTTAATTTTATTTTATTTCTTTTATTTTCAATATGTCCTGGACATTGTTGAAATTTTTTACTGCAACACCACTTACCATTAGCAAACTGATGTTTTGCTTGTTGTCCACATCCATAGTCACATAGTTTTATTTCATCCATAAAACTCCTTATCATTATAAGGTATTTCATTAATCATCAAAGGAAATATTGGAGGCCCTAAATAAGTATTTGCTTCAATTATATCTTTCCCCTGCATTATTTTAATTGGATCTAATAAATCTCCACCATTCATTGATACAAAGACTTTTTCATGTTCCGGTATAAAGATATAAGAATAATCTGTCATTCTACTATCTGCCCACAACCAGGGCCATTGACAAACATGATTTGCCACGAGTCCTTCACAAAGATTGATGTATTCCACGACCAATTCTTCATACATAGTTTTATTTACTTGGATTAGAATCTGTGTAGACAATGCCCATATTTCACCACATTTACTAACACTTCCAACCCACTCTGCATCTTTTCCCATACCAACATAAAAATCTGCTTTTTTCATTTTTTAGCTCCCGTTCATTTGATTCACAATAATTTTAAAGCTGGGAACATCGCCATTTTCTATTTTTTTAATATCTTCGTATGAATCTAATAATCTTCTTCTTAGCTCCGTTTCAGCATCATGTACAGCATCAATTTTTTCAGATATGTTTGTATAACTTATACCAGCATCCAAAATAGCTTTACCTACTAATTCACATATTACATAATTAAGATCACCTTTGCTTTCAATGAAATTAAATAAGTTATTGATAGCATGGTTCATGTCTTGTTTATCTTCGTCTTTAATATAGGGCATTTTATTTACCTTCTTTTTTGATAAGGTTACAAGTTATGATTTTCTTTCCTTTTGGTTCTTGCATTTTTTTTGGTTCTCCATTGCCCCATGAGCATTGAAATTGCCCTAATTCATCAACTGAGCATAAGTGACATCCACCACAATCAATTGTTATCGTTTTTGTCCTCAAGTTGTTCCTCCGCCTTATTTACCAAGTTTATTGATACTGGACCTTTTAAACTCCAGTCCCATTCCCAATGTCTCTTGCCAAATCCAGCTCCTGTATCAAACGATACACCAATATCAAGAAACATTTTTTCAATTTTAAATAATTTAGCGCGACCTTCATCACCCAATTTCTCAAGATCAAATGATATGATAATATGAGGGTTCATTGTTTTACTCCTTTTACTATTTACTATTCCCTATATATCTCCCTTTTGCATTATAATATCTTGTACCATATTTTGATTTTATGGCATATCCTTGATAGTGGCTTTTTTCATCATAGTATCTAATTCGATCACTATTTTGTCTTTGTTGTGAGTACCCTTTATAATGACCACTATCATCATAATATCTTTCTCTTTGATAATAAGAGTCTGTATAAATAGGAGATATGGTACAAGAACATATTGAAAATATTAATAAACATAAAAGTATAATTCGTTTCATTTTAAAATTCCATTCCATATTTTGTTTTATTAAATTCTCTTCGGATTTGTGGCGATACAATTTTCATTTGATTTTTCATAGAATCAAGATATTTTAATTTTTCTTTAATGTTTAGAGTGTCAGACCACAATTGCTGTTCTAAACAACATTGTCTACATGTTACTTTAACAAGACAATTATCACATGGGGGTTTCATCTTTTTATCATCCTCCACATTTCTTCAATTGTATAGCATGGATCTTTTTTAGTATGTATTATTGTATGACAATTTGGACAAACAGGAACTAAATCTTTAATTGGATCTATTATATATTGTTTGCCAATTTGTGATAATGGAATAACATGATGAACTTCTATTATATATTTTGCAATAATTCCATAAATTTGTTCCATCTTTATTCCACAAACTTTACAAGAATAACCATGATATTCTAAACACTTTTGTCTCGCAGTTGAATTTCGTTCATAGATATTAGATTCAATTTCTTTTCTTGCTCCTTCAAGAAGAATTTGTTGCTCATATGCAAAATTCATTTCTCCATATGATTCATCAATTAGCGATGATAAAAATTCTTCCTTATCAGATGCTTGATCTAATTGACTTTGTAATTCTTCTTTTATCAGTTCAATTATTGTTGTTTCAAAGTCATGTTTTAGAGAAAAATCTTTTTGAGAATATTCTTGACCACTTGTTTCATTTACTGATGTTATTACTTTTTCTTTGCTACCTTCAACTATTCTACTCATTAATATATTAATAAATGGAATATTATAAGTATCTCTTAATTTTCTTAATATATTTTTATATCGTATTGTTGATTTATCTGCTGAATATAATGAAATTATAATCCATGATTCTGGTTTATTCATTTTTAGATCATTAAGAGAACTTATTTCATTACTATATATTTTTTCTCTATCTTCTAAAACTAATCTGGAGCATCTACCGATGTTCTGAATAAACTTAATGTCGTTTGTCTCTAAATTTCTAAAGAATAAACAGCCAGTCAGATTTGGAATATCAATTCCCTCTGATAAGATATCATAATGTAAGAAAATAGCTCTTTGATTTAAATCGAGTTTTAATTGTTTTAGTTTTTCTTCATAGTTATATGTAGAATCAAAATCAACTATACATCTTCCAATTCTTGATGAGAATAGAAAACATGTAATTTTATTTAATTTACACCATTGTTGAAAATCTTTATCATTATAAATATCATGAACTTGATCTAAATCTTTACCTGTAACTAATAGTTTTGCAGCTACTCTTAAAACTTTTTCATGTTCAATAAATGTTTCTATAACAGTTTTAATAGATAATTTGTTGTTATGATTTATATCAGTTTCATCAAAATATCCATCAATGTCAACTGTATGTAATTTTGGCTGTACTATTTCTAACCTTTCAACCGCTTCCTTAGGACTTAATTCATATAGAGGTTTTCCATAAAATTCTTCATCTCTTTGTCCACCAGTTTCTCCGATTGCTTTAGGAGTTGCTGTAAAGAAATATTGTCTTTTAATAGAAGGTTTAACTTCCTCAATGTTTCTTCTAAATAACTTTGGATCCTCAATTCCACTCACAGTATTATGAGCTTCATCAAAAGTACAAATATCAATTGGCAAATCTTTTAAAAGATTAAAACTATGATAAGTTGCAGTTATAATAGTATGACAATTTTGAGCTTTACCACTTTCTACATATGACTTTATATCATGTTCATTAGTAGTTGCCATACTTTCATTTGTTATTTTTGGAGTGTAATCCAAACTACCAACAAATATTATTCTAAATTTAATATTAAAATTAGTAGCTAATTCAACAATCTCATCTAATAATTGTTCACATAATAGTAATCTATGTGCACCAATAACATATATACCAGTTTCGCTTTGACTATTTTTTATAAGCATATCTTTAACATGAACAGCTTTCTGAATCCAAGTTTTTCCTGTACCTGTTGGAATAAACACTTGTCCTATATCATGTTTTTGGATTTCATTTGTAGCTAATGTTTGATGATTTCTTAATGTATTTATATAGTCACTAAATTTTTCAAATTTCATTAATTACTCCTTAGCCCGTATAAATCAGCAGGAAAAGAATTTGTAATATAATCAATAGTTTCTTTTGGTATATTAAAATATAAAAATAATTTATCATCATTCCATTCTTGGTTAAAATCCATAACTGGTATCAAAGAAAGAGCACCATCAAATAAACTATGGTCAGCTTTATAAATTGATAAACAAAATCTAACAAAATCAGTTTTTAAATATTTTAAAAAATTATATACTTCTGTTTTACTATCAAAGAAAAATATTAATTGAGTTCTTTGTTTTAATTTTTCAAAACTTGTTATATAATCTTGATTTGGATTTATTATTTTATATAAATCTTCACCATGCATAAATTTTCCGGTTTTATCTCCTGTTCCAGGTTGCATAGCTGTAAATTGACAGAAAAATTTATTTTTATCTATTTTTGTAATATCAGTTTTATCGGTTATTCTTTGATTCCATGAATAGATTTCCCCATTATTCTCTAATATATATTTTTCAATTTTTTCTTTAAATGGGTTGACAATTGTTTTCCATTTATCACAGAAAATTGTTATATTATTTATATCTTTTTCAATATACTTTATTTGGTCAAAATAATTTACATATATTGAAGATTTATATTTTTTATCTATATGAGTAATACAGCATGGAGCTACTTGGTCAATACCAAATAATACATTAGGATTAAAAATATCAAAACTACAAACAACATTGTGTAGTTTATTTTTTATTTCCTTAAATATTGGGGTTTGATTTTTCTTAATTGTAAGTAACCATCTAGCAGGGTGAACAATTATAATTTCATTAAACATTGGAAAAATAGCATTTAAAATTTTAAGATGGTCATTTCTTCCATATGGTGGGTTACTAAAACATAAATCAAAAGTTTTCATTCCTTTTAAAACCTCCTGGATATTCTCTAAACTATTAACTATTAAATTATTTACTTTATATAGTTTAGTAGCCATTTCAGATTCTATTCTACAATCTGCTAAAAATATAATGTTTTTATTTGGTACTTTAAATTTATGAATCAATATTTCCAAAAACTCAATATTAAACAAAACTAAAATACTTTTATTTGTAACATCAGTTTTAAAAATCATATGTTCACAAAGATCATATGGTGTATGAAAATTTTGCCAATTATTTTCTTTTGGTACTACTTCTAATGCTTTTTCTATTAACCACTTTCTTCCTTGTTCGCTTTTTAAAAACTCACGGTGCTCTAATTCCATAACACATTCCTCTTTCAAACTATTAAAATTTCTTTTTGTTTTTCTTTAAATTTTTCAAGAAATTTTTCAACAAAAACTTTTTCTTCATTTAAAATTTCTTTTTTAATCCAATCTTTTGGTATGGATTTCCAATAATGATCAAAATAATTAATTTCATCCCATTTTCTAACTTTTTTAATTTCTAAGGCATCTCCAATTAATAAATTTATATCTATACCAAATATATATAAAAGTTTATAAGATGATTCTAATTGCATTTCAATAAACGTATGATTTTCTTTTAACCATTTATTTACATCAAAAGCTTTATCATAATTAGCTAAAGCTCTAATTATTCTTATTGTAAATTGACCCCACCCTGCACATAAATCTAATGTTGATTTTGAACTGATTAATTTTTCAATTCCTACTTTTAATATC